CAAATCGACATACAAAACTTGTTAGGCACAGACCTCTACAACAAAATAGGTACAGATATAGCTGCTGGTGCTTCTGGTGGTACTGGTTTAACTGGCAATTACTTGACCTTAGTAAACAAATACGTTCAACCTACTTTAATATGGTTTGCACAAATGAACTACATACCTTTTGCTGCTTATCAAATTAAAAATGGTGGTGTGTTTAAGCACAGTAGCGAAACAGCGCAGAACGTAGATAAAAACGAAGTAGATTACTTAGTATCTAAGGCGAGAGAATACGCTAACTACTACTCTACAAGATTGGTAGATTACCTTAGTTTTAACGATAACTTGTTTCCAGAGTACAACACGAACACAAACGAGGATATTGACCCAGACACAGACACAACCTTTAAAGGCTGGGTACTATGAGATACAAGGTAAAAGAAACAAACCTTAGTAAACTAAAAAAATATATTCTTGAAACTTTAAAAAAGCAAGAGATAAAAAAGAAAAAGAATGAGTAACCCTATTTTAGCATTAATACCAAGCGGATATAAAGCCACTAAAGTTTATTCTGTATTGCCAAATGACAATAGCGGAAATTTTACTTTTGCAAGAAGTGGCGATGCTAATAGAGTTCGTGAGGATGGACTTATAGAAACTAAGACATCAACAATAGCAAGACTTGATTGGTTAAATAGCGATTGCCCAAGTTTACTTATAGAACCAGCAAGAACTAACAGACAAATAAGGTCTGAAGCTTTTAACAACGCAGCCTGGGTGAAACAAGCAGACATAACAGTAACACAAAACCAAGTTACAGCACCTAATGGAGAACTTGCAGCAGACAAAATACAAAGAGGCTCAACAGTTGCAGCTAACAATTATATATCTGATTTTATTACTAAATCATCTGCTGCTGCATTAGATTTAACAACGTCTGTTTTTGTAAAACAAGGCGAAGGCGATTTTTTTGCTTTTAGGTCGCAAGGGATTTACGCTGATGGTAGAGGCGAAGCTATTTATCAATTTAGCACAAATACACTTACATTAAGCGCCTCTGGTCAATTTTCTGTTGTTACATCAAGTGTTGAGAATTACGGCAACGGCTGGTATAGGCTTTCTGCTACCTTCAACACAGATGCACACGCACAAGCTGGTACTTTTTTTAGTCCAAGAGCAACAAGTGGTCAGATAGACCAATCAGACACATCTACAAGTGCTTTTGTTTATTTGTGGGGTTGTCAAGTAGAAGAAGGTTCAAGTTTGTCAAGCTACATAAAAACAACCAGCGGAACAGTTACAAGGAACGCTGATGTTTGTAGCATTACAACACCAAGCGGAGTGGTTAAGATTACAGAAACATTTTCAGACGATACAACAAACGTCATAACAAGCATACCTGGTACTTACACAGTAAGCGAGGGTAAAATTAAAAAAGTTATAATGATATGAGTTTTGGAAAGGTTTACGAAACAACTTATTTTGGCGATGTAAAAGAAGATGGATGGGGTAAAATTTATTTTAAAAAAGCGGAAAAATCTTACCATTATAAATTAAAAGTTGAAAAAGAGAAAGAAAAGGAAAAGGAAGAAAAGCCTAAAAAGAAAAAGAAATAGATGAGCTACGGAAAGATTTACGAAACAACTTGGTGGGGCAATCCAGTTACAGATGGATGGGGTGGCGTATACGCTGCTTTATCTTCAGACCCAACAGAGTTTAGGTTTACAGTAAAAACAGATAATGCTGGTACTTCAAACAATGACCAGTTTACGTTGCCCTTAGATAGTACTTTCAGTTCAATTACAGCTAAAGTAGATTGGGGAGATGGCAATACAGACGATATTACAACTTATAACCAATCAGAAGTAACGCACACTTATTCAAGTGCTGGTACTTATACTATAAAAATAACAAACGCTTTAAAGGGTTGGAGATTTAATAACGGCGGCGATAAACTTAAAATGCTTGATATACAAAACTGGGGTGTATTTGAATTAAATAGAAATAAAACTTTTAGAGGGTGTGAAAACTTAACAATGTCTGCAACAGACGAGCCAACTATAACAAGTACAAGTATGGCTGAAATTTTTAACGACTGTTTTGCTTTGGTTAGTACAAGTGGTTTTTCTGGTTGGGATATGAGTTCTGTAACAAATATAAGTCAAATGTTAAGAGATACACTTATGAACGCGCCTATAAATGCTTGGGATGTTAGTAATGTTACAAATATGACAAGTTTTTTAGCTGGTAACACATCTTTTAATCAAGATATAAGTTCTTGGGATATTTCTAAGGTATCAACTGGTTCTAATTTTTTACTTGGTGGTAGTGGTTTTTCTACTGCAAATTATGATGCCTTGTTAATAGGGTGGCACGCAACATTGCAATTTTTATTTCCTCGTGGTAATGAATATGAACTCTCTCCGAGTTGGCGTTTTCAATCTGCATATACTGGCGGCGGAGAAGCAGCGGCAGCAAGAGCATCCCTTGTAAGTAATTACAATTGGACAATAGTTGATTTAGGAACTGCATAAATAAAAAACTATGGCAAAATTAAAAATTACAAATTTATGTTACCCAGAAGTAGAAACTTGGTTTATATGTTGGGATAAAAAAGAAATAAAGGCTTATTCTTATGTAAATACAGATGAGTGTTTAAGCACAAACTGGGAGAAAGTTGATTATTATACTAACGAAGCTGAATGGGCAGAAATATTAATAGAAAACGGAATAGACCCTAACGAATAATGAAAATAGGAAAATACGAATTTAAAGACCAAGAAACTGCTGATGCTAAAATAGAAGCCTTAGGGGAAAACGACCACGCTGTTGTAAAGCTTGGGCATATAATTTTAGAAAGAGCAGAAAATGTAGACGACTATGTATTTAGTAATAAATACCACGTAGACGTTATGTGGGCAGGTTTAGACGAACACCCTTACGGCTGGAAATCTGCTGCTGTTGGTAATGTAGATGATAACGGAGTACACAGCTTTTATGGTGTGGACTATCAAACAAATAAAATGTAACAGCGCGCGCATGCGCGCTTTAAATCTTAATAAATGGTAAAAGGACTTAGATACTTAGCAGACAAAATAGAAAACTTGCAATTTTATCTCATTGCTAAATGGAACGCTTTTTTAAAAGCACTAATGTTATGAATTTGCAAGACGTGAGATTGTACTTATTTAATCTAATTACTTTAGGAATTAGCTTTACTGCTGTGGAAAATAGCCTTAAGATTATACTTCTTTTGGCTTCTATTGTTTATACAATTCAGAAGATATACGCAACATACAAGAAAAAGAATGAAGCTAACAAAGAACTTTAGTCTTAGCGAGTTTGAGTGCAAAGGCAATCTTGAAGGTTGTTATTGTAGGCTTTCAGATGATGTATATAGAAACATCAAAGAACTTGCAGAAAATCTACAAATTGTTAGGGATGAATTACAAGAGCCTATAAAAATCAATAGTGCTTATAGGTGTGAAGCTTGGAATGGTATAAATGGTGGCACATTAAAATCACAACACTTGCAAGGAAAAGCTGCTGACATAGTAGTAAAAAACTTTACGCCAGACGAGGTTGCAAATGCCATTGACAAACTACAACAAGGTGGTTTTATAAAATGTGGTGGCTTAGGTAAATATGACACTTTTACACACATAGACATTAGAGGAACAGAAGCACGATGGGATAATAGAAAAAACAACAATGCCTAAAAAGAAGTTCAAAGACACGACAGTAGGAAAGCTTTTACTTGGTGCTGCAAAGGTAATTAACCCAGCTTTGGGTAATGTGCTTGAGGGCGTTATATCTCCAAGCGAAGCAATTAAAGAAATAACTAAGTCCGATATATCGACAGAGGACAAGATAAAACTTCAGCAATTAATACACGAACAACAAAACAAAGAGATAGAAGAAACCACAAAGCGATGGGTAAGCGACAACGCCACTGACAGCTATCTAACACGCAATATAAGACCGCTTACACTTGCCTTTTTAACTCTTACACTATTTATATACATAATATTAGACAGTTCATTAGAAGGCTTTAAAATAGACGCTAATTGGATTGACTTACTTTCTTCACTTTTACTACTTGTTTATGGTGGTTATTTTGGTATGCGTTCTGCTGAGAAAATAACTAAGAACTGGAAAAAGTAATATCCTATTTTTTTTTCTAAAATTTAATTAATAACTTTGAGCCATTTATTATAAAATTATGGTATGCTTAAATAGATATATATTTAGGGAAACATAAACAGATAAAGAAAGGGAAACAAAAACAGTTATAATAAAATAATGACTTCTGGGGTCTATTCTAATTTGGGGCAATGCCTAAAAAAACACAAAAATACTGGAAGAATAAGATAGATAAAGTATTCCACGAATACATAAGGCGCAGAGATGCAGACAACAATACTGGTAATTGTGATTGTATAAGCTGCGGTAAAACAATACATTTTTCTGAGAGTGATGCTGGACACTTTATAAGTAGAAAGTATTTAATCACGAGGTATGACGAACGGAATGTAAAAGCACAATGTAGAAAGTGCAATCGGTTTGAATATGGTAGGCAGTATGAATACAGTATAGCTTTGGGGCAAGAACTATCACAAGAACTATTACAGACCTCAAGAGGTATCGTAAAGTACACAGATGCAGATTGGAAAGAAATATATGAAGAATTTAACGACAAATTAAATGAAATAAAAAAGCATCAAAACTTTTAAGATATATATATAATACTTACCTTTGCTTAATATTCTATGTTTTTGTTTTATGGCTAACCAGCCCAATTAAGCCACCTTGTTAAAGGGTGGTTTTTTTGTTGCTTAAGTGTTTAC